ATGTAAAGTCAATGTCTGTAGAATCAATGTTTGAAGAACTAAACAAAGATAACACAAAACCTAAAGTGAAACAGAAATTAAGAAACGAATTAACAAGGCGTGGTATTAAAATAATAAGAGTACCAAAAACAAATGACTGAAATTAACGATTTTGGATTTACAGCTGTAGATCAAGACGAACTAAAAACCAAGACTGGTGAAGATGCTAGTATTGGAAAAGAAGTTGCTGAGAAACTTGAAGCAGTAGCTAAATCGTCAGCCGGTCAAGCTAACTCAGCTCAGATAGAAGAACTTGATTCTAAAGTTGACTTACTATCTAAACTAGTCTCTAAGACATTAGGTGAACTAGACGATCATAAAGATAACTTATCACAGGTAGACGATAAGAAAACACTAGACTTTAAAGACAGATTATTAGAATGTGAAAAACTCATTCTACCATTACTTCAAAACTTAATGAAGAATGAAGATAAAGAATACATCTATTGGCCAAACAGAAAGGCTATCATACAACAACAAATCGACAGACTACAGAAAATTACAAGATAAACCTTGTAACCACCTGTACACTTTTTATATAATGATAAACAATGACATTTACAATATTTGAATCAGCTTTACTACTCGGAGTATTCGCTCTAGGTATGTACACATCTTGGAAAAAAGGTGAGAACGAAGGTTCTACCTATATGTTAAAATATCTAAGAGATAAGAAGTTCTTAGATGATACAGGTTACTATAAATTCATGGCTCATATCAGAGCCGAGAAAAGAGCTCAAGATATGTTTAACAAAAAAGATAAAGATGAAAAAGATATTTGAATATACTTGTGAGACAGGTGATGCTCTCATAAAGATACGAGAAGACGGGAACATAGAACTAATATTTTGTGAAGATGAAACATCTATCAATAGAGAAATGGTTTGGCCCGATCAAGAGAATTATAAAATAGCTGTACAGTTTGCTTTAATGCTTGACAGCTTTATAAGAAACGGAGACGCATTAGATGAAATAATAATGACTTCTCCATCTGGTAACATAGCGAATGATTTATTAAATAATAAAGAAGGATCTATAGGTACTATAGGATTATCAGCTATTGGTGATTTTGTAGAATCATTACCCGAAGAAGAAAGCGAGAAAGGATCGTCAGAACAAAATTATCCAGATAATGTTCTTGACTTAATGACAAAATTGAAAAACAAGGAAGATAATGAAAACGATAAATGACACCTCAAAGCTTTATAAGGGTAAACCTCGAGGTTACTACGACCCTACACCAACAGAAGTATTCTTTACAGAGTTGGGACAGGAAATATTTAAATTTACAGATGATAATCAACATAAGACTCAAATGAGTGATGAAGATTGGAATACATATTGTAATACAGCAGATAAGTGTGTTAGGTTTGGAACTCTATGGGGTCCTAAATCTTTAGACTCATTTAAGAAAGAAGAACAAGAAGTGTTAAAACTATTTTTGGAAAAACGACATGAGCGAAAGAAGCGATAAGCATTATCAATTACAAGCCGAGATAAAAATTTTACAGAATAATGTAAAAGAATTACAAGGTCAATTAGCGTCAGCACATCAGAGAATAGGTGAACTGAATAAACAGAAAGATACTAATGAAGAATTAGAATCTACTAAACAGTTACTTAGAGAACTTCAATTCGAATTAAATTCAGTAAAGAAGAAAGAAGAAAGTTTGATTCAAAAACATAATGATAATATTCCAGATGTTACAGACTCAAAAGGATTTAAACCAGACAAGAGGTTTTTAAAAGAATAATGCCAACTTATGATTTCATGAATACAGAAACAGATGAAGTTGAAGAACACTTCATGTCTATCTCTAGTAAAGAACAATTTCTAAAAGATAATCCTCACATGAAACAAGTTCATACAAAAGTCGCTGGTGTAATTTCGGGTACTGTGTCGGCGGGTAATGTCGATAATCATGGTTTCAAAGAAGTCTTACAGAAAGTTGGAGAAGCACACCCAAACAGTGCAGTCGCTAAACAACATACTAGAAGAACTGGTAAAGAAGTCAAGACTAGACAAGTAGTTGAGAAACACGCTAAGATACAATCACAACAAATAAAAAAGAAGTAATATGTTTACACATTTAAAAGGTTATGAGTCCGTCACTTTACCTACTGAAACAATAGACGGTCAAAGATACTATAGAACTCCGGAAGGTAAAGCTTATCCTTCAGTTACTACAGTAACAGGTTTACTGAATAGATTCTGGATTGAGAAATGGAGAAAGTCTATTGGTGAGGAGAAAGCGAATAAGATAGCTAAACAAGCTGCTGGTCGTGGATCAAGATATCACTATCTTCAAGAAGATTTTATTAACAACATTGATATAACAGAGAAGTTAGCTAAAGCGACACCTCTAGATTTAATGATGTTTAATCAGACAAGAGATATTACTTCTAAACTTGGAGACATTTATATGTTAGAAGGTTCTCTATATTCTAATGAATTAGAGATGGCAGGTAGAGTTGACTGTATAGCAGACTTCGCTGGTGAAGTATCAGTAATCGATTTTAAAACTTCAACTAAAAGAAAAGTTCCAAGTAAGATTAAAAATTATTTCATGCAAGAGACAGCATACGCTAAGATGTTTGAAGAAAGATATCAGATACCGATAAAGCGTATAGTGACAATCATCGCTGTCGAAGAAACAGGTGAACCTCAACTATTTGTCGAAGATCCAAGTAATCATATTGATGCATTAATGGACCTTCGACAAAAGTATCGTACCGAGTATGGTTTATAGGAGTAGTGCCTAAGTTATATTATGAATCTACCTACTTATGTCGTGAACATGATTATTAAAATCGGTGAAAAACAACCGAAAAGAACAAGAGTCATGTACATTAAAGCAGAAGCAGATTCCTTTACTTCTTCGCCGTGTCTACTCCATGATTGTCTTACATTCATTGGAGTATCCTGTGTTATAAATAATAGTAAATCATCATTGACTTACAACACATATTTATAACATTTATATCCTTGTATTCATGAGATTGATAAACATTTAACAAAAAAATTATGGCATATAGTAAAGAAGTAGTAGAACGATTTGAAAGCGTACTCAAAAATCCAGAAAAACATTCAGTCGGAAGATTTGATCCTAATGATGATACTGTTATATCAGGGATGGTAGGTGCACCCTCTTGTGGTGATGTTATGAAGTTAGATATGAAAATGAATGGTGATGTTATAGAAGATGTCAAGTTCAAAACATATGGTTGTGGATCAGCAATAGCTTCAAGTACAATGTTTGTAGAAATGTTGAAAGGTAAAACTATTGATCAAGCTAAAGAAATTAAAGATAAAGACATAGCAGAAGCTCTTCAATTACCACCTATCAAATTACATTGTTCAGTACTAGCAGAAGAAGCTATACACAAAGCAATACAGAATTATGATCCAATGATAGGACACAACAATCCACCAGTTGACAAATAAGCGAAAGCTGATATAATGAATATATGATTTTGACAAAAAAGAAGTTTACTACATCTGTAGAAGAATTAGTAATCGATAAAAACTTATCTTACATAGATGCCATAGTACATTTTTGTCAAGAGAACCATTTAGAACCTGACTCAGTAAAAGGATTGATAACTCCTCCGTTAAAAGAGAAGATCAAAGCTGAAGCAGTTAGTTTGAGATTTCTTAAAGAAGAATCAAACGCCAAATTACCAATATAATAATAAACAATAATATACAATAGAATAATATGAGACCACAAAAACAAAAATCTTATCATCAAAGAAAACACTTCAAGAAAAATTTCAACAAGAAAAAACGACCAATAACTTTTGACCAACTACTCAGACAATTTAAAAAGAAAGTTGAGAGAGCTGGTACAATTCAAGAAGTTCGTAAAAGAGAATACTACGAGAAGCCTGCTCAAAAGAGACAGAGAAAAAAGAAAGAAGCTATTCGTAGAGAACAGATTAATCAAGAAAGAAATAACACACTAGGTAGACCTAAGTATTATTAATGACTAGTCGAGAAGGATTTGATGCTTACTGTTTATACTTAGCAATCAACAATCACTTTCATAGTGAGTCGTATGATTTCTTCAAGTATAACGGAAAAGTTCCAGCTAAACTATCAGCATTCTTAAAGAGAAGTGATAAGTATCATTTTGCTAAGTTAGCTAGAGAGCACAGAGATGAACTTAGAGATTTTCTTGTAGCGAACTTATCTAAACAAAAGTACTATGTTAGAAATTTATTAGATAGAGAATGTGAAGACAATTATAAAGAGTTTAAGAAACGAAAACAGAAATTGACATACTCAGTACAAGAAGAATGTAGATACTTAAATACTAAGTATGAAAAACTAGATGAACTCTTAATTGTACATGAAGGTCAACATTCAAACATTCTTAAAGAATATCTTGGTAACAGAATATCAGCAGAAACATTTTTAGCTTTCGATTTAGTATTTGGTATTATGAGAGACTACGATAAACTTATACAAGAACAATTCATCTGGCCAAGTAAGAAAAAACAATTAAGAAAACTTGGTGGGTTTATAGAAATGGAACAAAGAAAAATGTTAAAAATAATGAAGGACACATGGGACGAATAATAATACTTGGTTTAATCGTTTATCTGTTCTTACTAAACATATCAGGTTGTAGTACTCAAGCTATATTACCTGGTCTTTGTTATGATGATATACACGGTTCTTATCTTTGTATTGAAAATAAAGAACTAGACGAAGAAATAAAACTTGAAATAGATAGAGACATGGAAGAACTTGAAGAGCTCTATGAGTTTTGTGAACCATGGGAAGAATCTTCTGTTTGGTATGAATGTATAATGAATGAAGAGCATCGTAGACAATTACTATTGAGACATATAGCATGAAGAAAAAAAATATACAAAATAGAAGACAAGTAGCCTTAACTAATTTACTAAAAGTAAAAGAACCTAATGAGCGTCAAAAGACAGAAATTGAAACTCTACAAAAGCATTTGAAGATATGAATTTAGATCAAAGATCACCATCAGAAATTCTACAAGATGAATTAGAACCGATTAATAATTTACCACAGTATAATAAAAATGATAATTTAGAAATTGCTTATATAATCGGTAATGGACCTTCTAGAAAAGGTTTAGATTTAGATACACTAGACGGTACAACATTCGGTTGTAATGCTTTGTTTAGAGACTATGCACCTGACTATCTTGTATCAGGTGATTCTAGAATACTAAAAGAAATATGTGGTGATGAATATCCTAAAGAACATAAGTGTATCTTTCCAGACTATGATTGTATACCAATAGGATATCAAGATATATTAGTAAATGAATTTGATCCAAGATTCAATATTAAAGAATCTAATCCAAACAATAAAGAATATGTTTGGATATTCGGACTTCAAGATGATATTTCAGATATCATGGAAGTTCATGTTATCGGGGTTGATCCTGATTGGAAAATAACGAACATGCAAGGTACAGAAGAAGACCCTAGATTTAGTGTCAACTTCTTTGCAGGAAGTCAAGCTATGGCACAGGCTTCTATAATGGGTTTTGATGAAGTATGTCTTGTCGGTTTCGATTCGATATGGAACTTTCAAGATGATACTTATCAGAATATCTATGCTGGTACTAATGCCTATGAAAGAGAGAAAGAAACTTCTCGCTTAAGGGTTGGTACAAGTGATCCTAACTCACTATTAGGTACTCAAGAAGCACAGATAAAAAAAGTGATTGACAGATTTCAAGATGTCAATTATACTATATATAATGACGGAATTAAAAAACCGTTATCATACGATAGTTTTATATAATGAATAATGTGGATAATATAATAATACAATTAAATACAAGGAGATAAAATGTCATTTAATGAATTAAAACGCAGTCGAGGCGGATTCGACAAACTTCAAACTGCTCTGGAATCAGAGACCTCAGAAAAGAAATCCTATGGTGACGATAGGTATTGGAAACCTGAACTAGATAAATCTGGTAATGGTTATGCAGTACTTCGTTTCTTACCAGCAGCTAATGGTGAAGAACTTCCATGGGTCCAATATTGGGACCATGGTTTTCAAGGACCAGGTGGTTGGTTAATAGAGAAATCTTTAACAACACTTAATCAAAACTGTCCGATAAGTGAGTACAATACTCAACTATGGAACAGTGGTGATGAAGCTCAAAAGGATCAAGCAAGAAAACAAAAAAGGAGATTACACTATGTAAGTAATGTTCTTGTTGTTTCTGATCCAACTCATCCTGAGAACGAAGGTAAAGTTATGCTTTATCGTTTCGGTAAAAAAATCTTTGAGAAAGTCAAAGATGTAATGCAACCTCAGTTCGAGGACGAGAAACCTATCAATCCATTTGATATGTGGGAAGGTGCTGACTTTAAACTTAAAGTTAGAAAAGTAGATGGATATTGGAACTATGATAAATCAGAGTTCGCAAGTCCAGCTCCTATATCAGAAGATGATTCTGTTTTAGAAGGTATCTACAATAAGCAACATTCTCTAGCAGAGATTATTGCTCCTGACCAATTTAAATCTTATGATGAATTAAAAGCTCAGTTAGACAGAGCTTTAGGATTGTCAGGTACAGAAGTATCAACAGCAACAGCTGAGTCAATATCAGATGATAACTCGGTTGGTCAAACAGCAACAGCTGATGATACACCATGGGCTGATACACCAGCACCAGTAAGTAATTCAACAGACTCAGGTGATTCTACTATGAGTTATTTTGAAAAACTTGCTAACGACCAGTAATAGAGTTATAAATACTATAACCTAATTCAGGAATATGGGAAGTGACCTTCGTGTCAGGTCATGAGTCTTTCAAGTAATCTAAGAAAGACGGGTCGGTTAAGATTGGGGAATCTTGACAATCAATGAGGAAAGATATCTGAAGCGGCAGGAGATATCGGAATTAACAGCGGGAAGCGGGGCTAGTTTTTTCACCTACTGAGCTAAGGCTAATCTATGACTAAATTCGTCTGATACTCTTTGTTTCGAAGGTGCTGATTTTTTAGTATTAGAAACAGATTGATTATTCGTTTGTACAACATTGTTAACAGTTTTAGCATCTCTATCTTTACCACCATACTCAACATCTCTAGCAGCTTCTGTAGTTTTATCCATTTGTGCTTGTAGTTCTTGACCTTTTAGTACTTCTGCTTTAATTCTAGCTTCAGAACCAGCCATAGATTCATTGAATGCTCTATTGAAAGCTTCTCTTGGTGATTCACCACCTGGTAATAAAGCTCCGACAGCTGCAGCGGAACCCTTTGCAATAGCTTTAGGGAATGCCATAACTTTCATAAAGATTGTTTTTAATTTATTCATAGCTTGTGATAATAAACCACTCAAGTATTCTCCCAAGTCTATGTTGGCCCATAAGTCTTTAATATAATTAAATGTATCAATTATATTGTCACCAAGGAAGTTGTATAAATCTTTAAACATATCTTGAAAAGAGAATTCTTCAAGTGCTGACATATCGAATCCTAACTTATCACCAATCCAAGTTACAGCTGATTTAAGTAAGTCTAAAGGCCAACCAATTAGGTATGATGTAACACCACCAAGGAATCCTGTAATACCTCCAAGTATTTGAGCAGCGAGTCCTTCACCGGTATATCTTTGAAAACCTTGTACTGCTCCTTTTAAACCCATTATTGCACCGATAATTACATTGATTGGCCAGAATATCTTACCAAGTATTTTACCAAACATACCTATTTTAGATAGTATGCCTGTAATTACTTTAATTACGGGTTGAAATACTTTACTTACTTTACCTAATGGAGCAAAAAACTTTCTAACTTTATTACCAAAAGCTGTAATCTTACCACCCATTTGTTGTAAGTTTTTCAAAGCTCCTGCTTTTAAAGATTTAGTCCATCTGTTAATACCAAAGAATGCTAATGTTTTTGCAAGTCCTTGTTTGAATCCGGCGAGGAATCCTTTAAAGAAAACTGATAATGCGACAGCTAGACCACCAAAGAATAATTTAAATACACCTTTCTTATCTGGTAAATCAGGTGCATCAATGTCAGGTGCATCAGCACCACCACCTTGTAATGCTTTTAATCTATCTGCACCTTTCTTTTGGTTCGCTTCTTTTCTTTGAAATCTAAAAAACCTTATACTAGCAAGTAATAACTTAGACAAAATACTTTTTACAAATGTCATTAATGTTTCAACACCAGGTATTGCTTGTAACGGTGCAAAAGCTATACTAAGTTTACCAAGATCATTTTTTAATGCATCTCTAGTGTTACCTAAGACATCAGCATTCTTTTGTAAACTTTCGTATTGATTTTTAAATCCCTCGGTAAATCTTTCTGATAATGTTTTAGTATTCTTATTAGCTTTATCAATTACTTCACCAAGCTTAGCTGTAATACTAGTTAACCCAGGTTCAATTGCTTCTTTAGTTTTTTTAGTTTCGTCTTTTGATTGTTGTTCTTTTTTCCCAACTTCAACATTCGAGGATTTTTTAGCTAAAGTATTACCAAGATAATCCATCTCAAATGCTGCATCGTCTATATCTTTAGAAGCTTGGCGAATGCTACTGTTGAGATCTTCAACGCTATCAACAACCTGTTCGTTACTATCAACTAACTCTTTAATGGACTTGTCTATTGGTTCGTCTGCCATGGTTTACTTACTTTGCTTTGTTATCTGAATCGTGATCTTTTGCAGCACTGTTAACATATAAACCAAACCATGCAGCACCAGCACCTACTAGAATACTAATAAGTCCTGATTGTTCGATAGATGGTTCTGGTAAATCTAAGAACCACATCACTACATAGTAAATTAAGAATATGTAAA